TGGTGGTATTGAAGCGTTTACAATAGTTTCTGTTATATTACCAGTTGCAAGAACATTAAAAGAACCACCAGCTGTTATTCCAGCACTTCCTTTTGTTGCGATTGAACTTGAACCCACTTCCATAGAATGTATTCCTCCTACTTTTTGTGTGAATCCCCCCTTAATGGCATCTGTTTGACTAGCATCTGTAAAAGTTTTTGTTAAGGATGAACCCCTCATAGTTATAGGAGCACTGCCAGCATCAATAACTATACCACCATCGGGATTTACTGAAAAAAACTGACCACTGCCGGGCAATTTTATACTGAAAGAACCAGCAGACATTTTTATTGGATTAGAACCGCTATCATGAAAGTATCCCCCCATACTTACAATGTCTAATGTATTTGTAATGTTCAGGTATTTACTACCTTTTATTGATGTGTGATCATCATTTAATCCCATGTGATAATTTTCATTCACTACTTTAACAACCCTTTGTCCGAGTGAACCAATTTCTTCATAAGTTCCTGTCCTATGATAGCGATGTAATCTTTCATTATCTGGTGTATCATCAATTTCTGTAAGATGACCACTCTCCGATAGATGGACATGATTGTATGGATATACTGCACCATAAAATGAAATGGGCTTTGGTTCAAACCATCTACCGGCGGTGGCAGATATAACAGTACCATCACTCGGATCTATTAGTATTTCTTTTTTTGCTTTTTTAAGTCCTTTATCACCACCTGTTAAACTCCAGTTTTTCATCTTTTGACCATGAATCCCCTTTGCAAATTCAACTGCGGGAGTTCCAGACTTACCTCTAGCTTCTCTTGGAGTTGTGGGTTCACCAAGCCATGGCGTACGAGGATATGTAGATCTGGTCATTTCCTCTTCCATAACCACACTTACAGCTCCACCCTTGGCTGCAGACGATAGATTTTTTTTATTGCTTGGTTTGAATGGATCTTTAGGATTTATGTTAGCATCAGCGTCTGTTCGGCTTAAATAATGTTTAAGTTCTACTGGAGGATATGGAATATTTCGTTCTGGATCATCAACATTAAATGTAAGAATATTTTTTGGTGCATCTTTTTTTAATCGTTTAAGTTGTGGATGAACTGGGCCTGTAGTGTCTCCTCTTGGATCAGCAAAGCCTTTATCGGGGAGGATTTTTGAATCAAGTGAAGGTATCCCACCAAGAGTACCAAAGAAAACTGGTTCTTGTGCCTGTTCACCATCACGATAAAATCCAACAACCCACGTTCCTTCAACCGGCCCAGTTGGACTAATACCCACACCAGTTTGTGCAGCAGAGATAATCGGTTGAACAGGATAAGCCCAAGGTAAAGATTCTGTTGGCATATCAGCTTTATCTTCAGTATGCCATCCAAGAATTCTAATTCTACATCTTCCAAGATATAATGGATCATATCGGTCTTCGACAACTCCTTGCCACCAGACAAATCCATCTTTCCCCATAAATTCAGCCATTATGATGCTCCCGGCGTCCAAGCTCCTGCATCAGCTTGTAACTCTTCTTGTGTCATTGGTAATCCAGTTACAGGATTTGGTACTTGTACAGTTGGTGCTGCTGCCTCAAATCCAGAAGATATTGCAGACTTATATCCATCTTTAATTGCTTCAACATGCATTGTATATTCATCTTGTGTAATTTTATGTCTTAACGAGGTAATCAAAAATTTCCCACTATAATACTTATGACCAGCTCCGCGGCCAGATGAAGCTGCCACTTTTGAATTTTCTGTAGGGAAATCAAATGAAATCAAATCACCAACTTCTCTTGAAGAATCGCCAGGAGCTGAAAAGTTTATTTTAACACTATCAAGCTGTAACCTTTGTGATATTCTTCTAGCAATAACATCTTCAACATGATTTTCTTTTATATCTTCTTTTATAGGAAATCCATCACGGTCTTTAGTTGTTTGTGGTTTGGCTTCAGCAAGATTATCCTTTCCATAACCAGTAATCTCTTTTTTGGGCCCAGTATTAAGAGCTCCTGCTTGTCCATAAGTTGTTGGAACTAATGATATGTGAGCTTCTGGTTTACCCAAAAAATCAGCATTGTCTGAACACAATCTACCGACTTCAGTTGAAACAGATGCGTCAAATTGTGTTTTTTCTTTATCACCTTCTTCTGTGTTTATTTTAGATGATACACTACCATCTGCTTCAATCACAGAAAGTGAAGATGGTGGTGTAACATAATGAAAATCTCTTCGATCTATTTTCATTTGAATAAGGTCATGAGTAATAACACGATTTGAATACATACCTAATGCTACATTTTTCATCGTATCAAAAGAGTCAACTAATCTAAAACTAGTTACTGATTCGTATGAGGATTGTTTACCTTCTCCCATATTGGCTGGCATATACTTATAAGACGCCACAAATTTTTTCATAGTTGGATCAATCACGGGGGTATCATCAAAAATGGGAATATGTGAAGAGTTATCATTCGTGGCATCCTCTAAAATAGCATTTACCGCTAAATGAGGATAGTCTTTTGACACTGCTGCACCATCTGCATATTTTTCTTGAAAGAGTCTAAAACCACCCAACATAAGAGTTTCTATGGAAACAAATCTAAATCCTTGAAGGGTTTGGTAAAAAACAAAATTGGCACCCTTTGCTTCTTGACTCGCGGCCACTGCTTTTGAAGCCAAAAAAGATATAGCTTTGAATGGATTCCAATTCGGAATTACTATTTCAGATTTATATCTTGTGGGTTCAACCAAAAATGGCTTTCTTGTTACAGGTTGTCTTAACGGTTTTTTCTTTCCAATGAAAAAATCATAAAATATATCTCTTACCATGTCTGCAAGAGTATAGGGTCTAACTTCATCAGAAGTTCTTGTATTTGGAAGATTTTGTTTTGTTGGATAAATCTTTCTAACCTTTGATAATAAATTTGTAAACTGATTATCTGTTACAAAGTATAATTTAATAGTTCTAGAATTATCTGTTACTTGAACTGGTGGATCTACTTTGTAAACTCTAAAGCGATTAATTACCTGTTTCGGTGCTTCTGATATAGATGGAGATGATGGGGGTGGCCCCTGTGTAGGTGGAAGAACGGCACCCGCGGTAGAAAAAGAAACATCAAGTATTTCTTCTCCAATAATAGGAAAGGATTCTATCAGACCTACAGTATCAGTAAGTGTAATATCACCAGAAACGATTGGAGAATATATATCTTCATAAAAGTTTAATTCATGCCAAACACTTGTGGTAAGATCTAAAAATTCAGCACCTCCACTTCCTACATCAAGGTTCGCAGATGTTAACTCCATCTTAGTGATATTAAAATCTCCGACTCTAAGGGGTAGCTTTTTAGGATTAAATGCGGATTTCTTTTCCGTATCCTTTAATGTATCTGCCATTATCTAAATAACCCTCTGGCTTCATCTTGAACAGATTGTATGTATGTAGCATCAATTAACTGAATTTCTCTTTTTGCTTCATTTAGATCTTGTTCATATCCGTATGAATAGATTATTTCTCTTTCAAGAACATCTGTCTCAGTATAAGTTTGATAATCAATTTCTAATCTATACGCTGGAACTGGATCACTAGTCCCTGTTTTTTCAGCTCTAGCTCTTGCAATATATTCATAATGATGAATTTGAGATTGAGCTGTTTCTACTGAACCATATTTGTCTGACATGTATTCTCTAAAATCTTTGTAATTGAGTGGCCACTCCCAATAAGGATCTACTATGTTGTTAGCAAGAAATATTGTCCAAGTATAAATTGTATCTCCGTAATACTGATAAGAAAGAACATCTGGACGCATACCTTCTGGAATAACATAAGGATAAAATACTGTTACATCATCTTCAACCGCAGCTCTTAACTTGTTTCTAATCATTAAATTGACAGCGACAGTATAATCTGGAACTGTAGAATTATTACCAGATATATCGTAGGCTATTCTTGGATAGTTTGAAAAAAATTCTGATGACATATTAATACCCCGCGTCTATATCTTTTTTAGTAAGAAGTTGTGTTTCTTTAAATGACATTGATATTGTAGTAGTTACTGGTTGGGCATCATCCATAAAAGAAACAAGTGAAGATGTTGTATAATCTGTAGAAAAGGTTTCCATAAAACAATTATGAATTTTAAATAGTGGTTTAGTATAGTCACTACCATCAACTTCTTTGCTATTAACATAATATTTTATTTCAAATTCGTCTGGATATGTTAAAGTAACAGATGATAGATTGTTAATTCCAGCTCCTGCACCAGTGCCCGGATGCATTCTCTTTTTGAAAAACTTAACTATATTAAAAATTTCTTTGGCTTCGCTCTCAGACTTTGGCACCAGTACAAAAGTGAAAGAGAAAGTACGAAATCCACCAGGCCCTTGATACACCATTGCTTTATGTGGATTTAAAATTTGTCCAGTTGCCCGTGATACTGCTTGTGCAGCTGTAGTACCAGCAAACTTTTTTGCAAATCCACCGACAGCTGCTTTACCCATATCCTTTATAATATTGAATTTGTCAGAACCTTTGATTTTTTCACCCATTACACCAGCTGTTGTCAAAGCTCCCATAAAATCACCTCCTGCCATTTGTGCACCAGCAGCATCCATATCTGAACGAGCTAACGAAATAAAACCTCCCATTTCCACATCACCAATACTTTGAGTATATGAAGTTTTCAAAGCATCGGGGGGCATGTATAAAACCACTTCTCCATTTGGTGTTCCTCTTGAAGATTGTGTAGATGTATATGACCTTCTCGCAACGAATCTTATATAATGAGGTAAGCCAGGATTAGTATCTTTTGGATATGTAAAGCTATCTCCTGCTCCTTTTGCATTGACCTCTATAGTACTTTCAACTGAAAAATCATTACAAAGAGCTAATGGCCCTTCATAATCGTAAGAGTTTGATGATTCTTTTACTAGTTCTCCCCTTTCATCATCCCATGACCAAACAATTTCTGTGTAAATTTTCATTACTATTCCTATAAATTAATAATTCGATTTGGGCGGTTTTGTGCCGTTACTACATATTTATATGAGGATTAAGAAAGGATTTTATAAACCAAAAAACATATCCAAATACAAAGGAGATTACCGTAAAATATTTCATCGCTCGGGGTTAGAACTGAAGTTTATGAGATATCTTGATGGTAATGATTCTATTTTAAGATGGTCAAGTGAAGAGATTATTATCCCTTATCGCTCCCCCATAGATGGTAAAGTCCATCGTTACTTCCCCGACTTTTGGGTAAAAACCTCACAAGGTGAAACACTTATAGAAATCAAACCAAAAATTCAAACCAAACCACCCAAACCAAAACCAAATAGAAGAAGATTTATCAGAGAAGTCAAAGCTTGGGGAGTCAATGAAGCAAAGTGGAAAGCAGCAATGACTTTCTGTGAAGCCCGAAATTGGAATTGGCAAATTTTAACTGAACAAGATTTAACTAAATATTAGTATTATGGCAGAAGAAAGTTTTTTAGATACACTCAAATCAGCAATTAAGACAAGTGGCGCGACAGCAAAAGCTAGGGCGGCGGGGGATTGGTTTAGAGAGAAGGTCAAACAAGCAAGTGCGAGTGCTCAAATGAGAGCAGTGACTCCAACCCAACTTCTTAAAAGACAAGAAGAAAGTAGTGCAACACTTGGAAAAATGTTATTCTACAAATATGACCCAAAGTTTGCTAAAAAATTACCTTATTGGGATATGTATCCTTTAGTGTTTCCATTTGAGAAAGCTAAAGGTGGATTCTATGGTTTGAATTTACATTATATTCCACCAAGAGATAGAGCAGTCCTTATGGATGAATTGAAGGAGTATGCAACTAATAATAAATATGATGCGACCACAAGATTAAAAATAACATATGATTTACTGAAAGGTTTTGGTAGAGCAGTTCCTTGTGTAAAAAGATATCTTGGTACTAATGTTCGTTCAAATACCGTGAGAATAAACGCAGATGAGTGGGAAATAGCAATATTCCTACCAGTTGAAAGATTTCAAAAACAGAAAAAGAGTGTTGTCTGGAATGACAGCAGGGAATACTATTAATGACACAAACCATATTTAGCATAGACAAATTAAGAACTAAAATTGGTGGTTTTGCTAAGGGAAGTAGATATAATGTAACCTTCGCTAGTCTTCCTACAGGATTGTCAACAGCTGTAAACGAGAATTTACAATATTTGTGTGAATCTGTTTCACTTCCAACTAAAGGTATAGCATCTAATGCACATGATGTATACGGCCCACCAAGAGAAATACCTTACAGGGAAACATTTACAGAAGCTGCATTATCATTTATTGTAGATGATGCCTTTACCGTAAAAAGGTTTTTTGATCAATGGCAAGAAAAAATAATAAATGTTGAAACTGGTAATGTTAACTATTGGAATAATTTTGT